TTTTACTTTGGCAGCTAAGTCTTTGTCTGCACCACCCCAGGTTCCTGAGGATTTTGTTACAAATGAATTTACTCTAGCGTATGCCCATTGGTGCTGACTAGCACCTGGTCTGTGTCCACCTTTCCAAGCGGCCATACCTCTATCGAAAACTTTTTTTAATATTGAATAAGGCATTCCTGATTTGTCTGCCTTCTTTTTTAAAGCTGCAAGTGATTCAAACATCTCTTTTGATGGATGAATTTTTACTTCTTCTTTTTTTGTTTTTAAACCTGCCTTTTTCATTCTTTCAAGGTCAGTTAATGACATTGCGTTTTCTTCAGCTTTAACTGTTGCACCATAAAAGTTTTTAAGGTCTGTAGCATACTTGTTAAGGTCTGCACCTTTACCATCTACTTTTAATGCTTTCATTGTTCCTGAAATAGTAAAACCATGTTTTGCTAAATCTGTTGAAGCTTTAGACATTTGGTCCATAGATTTAAAAGAAACAGTCATCTTTTTAAACTCTTTGATTGTTTCTTCTTTTTTCATACCTAATAACTTATCAGCAATTTCATGTCCTTTTTTGATAGTCTTTTTCTCTAAAGGTGGTTCGTCATTATATTTCTTTTTAGCAGTTGACATACCAATTGCATATGCTTTATCTTTGGCCATTTCATCTAAACTTTCATTGGCTCTTTTTAATGCGTTCTTCACATCTGGATGGTCAGCTAAACCTGGTGAAACTTTGTTAATTGTTTTAACTGCACCAGAATAATTACCTTGTTTGTAACGAGGGTCGTTTAAAATTCCATATGCTTGTTTAATTTGAGCGCTAGTAAAATTACTTTTTTTAGCACCACCTTTTTGAGGTCCTGAACCTGGACCACCTTCACTCACTTCTTCTTTTTTAAATGTGTTACTGCCTTTTGGTGTAACCATTACAGATAAACTTAAATAACCGTCATCTTCACCACCATCAATACCAATGCTTGCGTCATCAGGATTTACACCTTTTTTTTCAAGGTAATCAATGATTGCTTCCATATCTTTTTCAGCGTCATAATCTTGTGATGGCTCGTATTCTTTATTCATAATGATTGAACCGTCTGCGTCATCAAACTCTACATCAATCATACCATCTGTGACCATATCTTCTAAATCGTTTTGCATTTTTTGAGGGTCTAATCCATAAGGCACTTCTGGTTTTTTAGGTTCATCTTTTTTAGGTTCGTCTTTTGGCGTATCAGGTTCATCTACAGGTTTTTCATCTTTGTCGACCTTTGTTAAATTGCCACCTATACTTTTGTGAGTAACTTTACCGTCTTTACCATATCTGCCAAATTTCATGTAATCTAAACCCATTGATTTTGCTTTGTCTGAAGCGTCTGATTCTGATAGTTCTTCCATCATACCTTTTTTCTTCATTACTTTTCTAGCAATGTCTTTAAACTTTGAAACATCTTTTTTCTTTTGGTCTTCTTTTGCTTTTTCTAACTCTGCTTCAGAAGCTTTTTCTTTTGCCATTTTATCTTTTAAATGTTTGTATGCAACACCGACTTGAAGTAATGGTTCACCTGTTTCTGGATTTACCAACTTTTCTGTTTCTTTTTTGGCAACTTTAGCTTTATCTGTTTCTGCTTTTTGTTTTAACTGAGCAATTACTTTTTCTTTATCTTCTAATTCTGATTTTAATTTTTCTGCGTCTTCTTCTTCGGTAAGTTGTTCACCTAAAATAGACTTAACTACTTTAACAGATAGTTTTAATTCTTTTGCAATATCAGCTGCTGTTGCACCTGCTTTTCTCATTGCGTCAATCTCTGACATTCTGCCTTCATTAATATATTCTTCGGCCTTTAGACCATTACCTTGAGCAGCTAACTGCATATCTAAAATCTTTCTCATGTTACCAGATAGTTCGATACCACCTGAAACTTCTTTTACTTTTAGACTATGTTGTTTTGCAAGAGAAATCATATTTGATTTTTCTTTATCGTTTCTGAAACCTTTGATAGTGCCTGTGCCTTCTTCTAACACTTCTACTTCTTCAGCAACTTTAATTTTTTTAATTTTATCTGCTGTGTAACCATGTTTAGAAATTAATCTAGCCATAGCCATTTGTGAAATAAATGGTATATTACCACCATATAATTTTTCTAAAGCATTTTTATTACTATCAAACTTTGTAAACATAGCACCAAGTTTGTTTGCATTAGTAACTGAAATTCTTGCACCTCTTAAAGGTTCATATTCTTTTTTTAACTTAGCAATCTGTTGGTCTGAAAATGCTTCAATCATATGTTCAGTAGCAAAGTCTGGATTATATGTCATGTAATCTACAACTGAATTGATGTAGTCTTTTGCTTTTGTAATTTTAGATTGTACCCATGCTTCAAGTTGGTCGTCATCTGATTTGTCTTGTAACATTGATGATAATTTTAGAGCTTTATCAGCAACTGCTTCAAGTTCACCTCTTGCCATAGATATTTCGTGGTCATCTGCTTCAACTAATTTAGACAACTGATTAATGTTTGCGTGTTTGATGGCTAATTGAGTAGGAATATCCATCTTTTTAATCATATCTCTAATAGCTGGTGTGACATCTTTTGCTGTCTTCATAGCCCAAGTTTTTTTGATATTGTTAATCTGTGTATCAGTCATTTTAGATTTTAAGTAATCTGCTGATTCTGACATCATTGTAATTTCGTCTTTTGGAGCTCTTACTTGTTTAAGCAAGTCACTCATTGTTTGTCTATATCTACTCATTTTAGTTGTCTACCTTTGCTCCGCTTCTCCATTGATAACACGACCAATATCTAGCTTTAGTTTTAGGACCTGGATTTTCACAGTTATGCCTTGCTCTAAAAGACTTTCTCCGTGCCGGGTCATCTCGTTTAATTTCCATGTTAGGGTCTCCGAAAGTCACTTTGACCACATTACCCTTTTCGTTTGTGACATAAACGGCAAACTTTTTAGGTCCGCCAGGAGTTCTCATAGGATTATTCAATGTTACTTTTTTACCTTGATATTCAGCCTCGTAAATACCCTCAGCCTCATGTTCGAAGATACACTCCTCACACAATTTATCAATGTTTTCGTATTCTTTTAAAGTTTTCATAGTTTATCTATCATTTTGGTCACAACTTCTTTAAGTTTATTTGACCATTCCTCTTTATATCTTTGCTTATATTTATCTATTACTTCATCTGAAGCTGCCCATTCTTTTATATCTTTTTCATCTGGACTAGATTCTCTGTCAATAATACCCCTTTTCTTCTCTACTTCCACACTTTGGCCAGGTGTTACTCTCTTTGTGTGGTCTGCATAGTCTTTACCTATTTCATATGACTCAGGTACATAACCATCTACTTTTATTGCGTCTTCCATACTCATACTTTCTGGTACACAATTTGGTACTTGTTTGCCACCTTTGTTTTTCATACCAACTTGTTTGTAACCTGTCCAACAAGCGTCATGTAAATTCTTTTTAAATTCACCAAACATCTTCTTATATTTTTGTGTATGAATACTTGGTTTTGTCTTAGCATCCTTATCGCCTGGTGCTGGTTTGTTATCGTTCTTTGTAGTATCTTTACTTTTAAAATAGTCGGCTCTTTTCTTTTTAGTATCTTTACTTAAACTTTTATAATACTTTTTAGGTTGTGTGCCTTTTACTTTTTTAACATCTCTATCTTGTGGTTGAGCGTCTAAATCTTCTTTAATTTCTGATACTGCTTCGAAGCCATAGTCAACATCTAAATCATGTTCTCTCACTTCTACCTCTCTGTCTGCTGGAATTGGAATACAATCCCAAATCCATGCTTTGTGTAAATTGTTGTTGTTATCTTCAAGTACAATATAATTTGTACCTTTTCTTACTACTTTACCTTTTACATCTTCTTTGATATAATCAACTTCATCATTTATATTAAATATCATTTCTCTTATGTAAAGGTCTCTAATTTGTTTTTGTTCAAATTCTTCAAGGCTGGCAATTGGTCTAACATTTTGAATATACATATAGTTAGCGGCCAATCTCATGCCTCGTCTTACATCTTTCATTAGGGCGTCTGCGTTCACACCACTTGGTAAACCTTTTGAAAAACTTGATAGGTCACCTTTGGCAGCTGCAGCTCTCATTTTACTTGCTGACATACCTGTTGCTCCTTCAGCGTCAGGATCCCTTTCGCCAGCAGATACAATATTAATTTTTTCAAAGTTATAATAACCATGTCTGGATTTTACATCATTGTACTTTTTAATTATTGTAT